AGATTGCCGCCTTCAAAAGAAATCCAAACTCCCTGACCAACTGCAGGAGGCTCTGTTCGTATTCCAGCAGGTTCTGCAGGATCTATCCATCCAGTAACTTGAGCCCCAATTAATTGAGGAATAGATACCTTTAAACGACTTTGTTTTTTAGGATCAGTATTGTTTTTTACAATACCCCTATATATTCCAGATAAGTTACTCATGAAATTACACCAATGTTTAGATTTGCTTCCTGGAATCTATAGATTTCTCCAGGATCTCCTATCATTGTGTTTGCACCAGAACCACCTTCTTCATGTAATGCTGTTACGTTTACGGTTTTTACACCAGGTGCTTGTAGAACCATAAACTCAATATCTCTTGGATAAATGGTTTCCGCAAAGGTTGCATTTACATAACCAAAGCCAGTTAAAATAGCAATTTTAATATTCTCTTCTACCTCTTCAGTTGTGTACTGATCTGTCTTTGTATAAGCCAGTGTGCACAAGAGATCTACATAAGTAGGAGGTTGAACGGTAACTGTTGTTCCAATTAATACTTTATCGGTTAAAAATTCCTCAACACTTGCTTGTAAACGTTCAAACTCTGCAGTTGGATCATCTTCATCATCTAATCCTGGAGAAAGATCTGTATCAGTTGCTGATCTACTTGGTGCTATGTACAAGGTGACAGATGTCCAAACAGCAGCGGTTGCATTGGCTTTTCCAATACCGCTAACAGATAATGCAAGATCTGAAAAGTCTTTTAATGTAACTGCTCTGTTACCAGAACGTAATGCGGCTGGTGCTGAAGCACGAATTTGATCGTTGGTCTCAGGGTCAGAACCACCCAAGGCAGCGGTTTCATTTGTTACTGTTACTGCACCTTGTACTGCAGTTGTTTCTCCTTCTGATAAACCAGGAATAAATTCAATAGTATCTATAACTGCTGATTCAATATTTCCTATAGAACCGCCTCCAACAGTATATAGCGCTCTGATTTCAGAGTAGTTTGTTGGTATTACACCTGACACACCGTCTCCAAAATTTATATAAACAAGATTATTATCATCAACAAATAATGAATAAACTAAATCATTTGTTGAATAATCAATAATGTGTTCAACCTGTGTCCACTTAGAAAACAGGTCACCATCTTGAACGTAAACCTCTACAGAACCATCGACTACGGGAGATTCTCCAAGAGCAAACCTCATTGCTGGAGTTCCAGTAGATGTTCCAACTAACTCTCCGTATGCAGTGGTGTCATCTGCAACTAGAGTGACTGACCTTCCTTCAGAAGCACTTACAGTGTATTCTCCAGGAGTTTCTCCAACAAGTGCATCAATTACTGCATCAGCAACGGTTGTAAAGTAAACAGTTTCAACAGTATCATCAATAATTACTTGACCACTTACAACAGTTCCAGCAGGTATTGTTACTTCTTCTTCCGATGAATTAGTAAAAGTAATTCCTACCGTGGCATTTCTATAACCTGCTGGGGTGTATCCATAGGTTAAAGCAATGTTTAATAAACTCTCTCTTTGAGTTGCGGTTCTAATGAAAGACTCATTAGCAACTCGATCAATGTAATACGACACTAAGTCGCCCATGTATGCAAAGGCTTCAACTAAAGCAACGCCAAAGTCTGCAGGATCGGAAGCATTCCACTCAGGAATACGGTCTTGTATTCTTGCAATTAACTCATCTCGAAGAGAATAATAATCTCTTCCTGTGTAATCAATTGAGATAGGTATATTTGATGGTGGCGCAACGGTCATAGCAACTCCTCATAGATTGGATTAGCACCTTGAGAAAATACCAATCCAATGAGAGTGCTAACAACCTCATCGTTTGGTAAACCATAAACAACCTCAACAGTTAAAGTGCCTGTATAGGTATCGCTTGTTACGTTTGTTTGTTGAAGAGTTAATAGATCTAGTTGTTCAGCAAAGGCTTGTTCAACCGCTGCCTCAATCTCACTCGTTGCTACGGTCTCTGAATTAAACAAAGAGTACGGAATTGTTGTTCCAAAACTTGGGCGCATTACTCTTTCTCGTAAAGTTGTTCCTAAAACAGACTTAACCCTATCGGACCAAATTTTAGATTGAGATTGAGTTGAAGCAACCTTTCCGTAAGAATCTATGGAAAATGGAAGCGCAATTGCTTTTTGAGCCACTAGTCACCTCTCCATTTTCTAGGGGTTGTTTTGTATCCTGACGACCCTTGTGAAACTAAAACCGTACTAGAGTTTAACCTAGTATTAGTTGGTTTATTTTTTAAGTTTCCTATAATATCATTTTGTATATTTCTATAAGGAACAGAACCAGCAGATGAGGGCCTAAAAGCACTAGGTTTGTTACTACCTACGCCATCTGTCCTACACTCAAAATCTACCTCATAACCTCCCGAAATAAAAAGATAATGTGTTGCTTTCTTTATGACCCAAAAACCATCTCCACCACCTTGTGTTCCACTAATTTCAACAGTTCTCCAAGGAGCAATTCTTGGATCTCCTTGGGCTTTGCCTTTTCCTGGTATAGATAATCTTCCTAATTGAGAGGCCGCTTCTGATAAAGACCTAGCCATAGCATTGCTATTTACCACGATACTTGTTTTATTTTTAGAAAACAGTGGGTCCTTAGTGCTTGCTCGTACTGACTTTCCTAATTTATTTGGTGAAGTTTTAGAAGAGTACACTTTACCAGTTACAGGGTCTACACCACGCACCGTATTCTCACTTCTGCTGTACTCTCCAGAAAGTTCAGGATAGTCTCCTACACGGGCTTCAAACTCATCTAAAGTGGCTGCTGCAAATTTATTAACTGGAGACACAAAAGAATTGTCGGAATACAAGACAGGTATTGTTGTCATAAATTGATTAATCATTTTATCAATTGGATGAAAGTGCAGTTCTGTGCCAGAGACTTGGATTCCATAACCAATAGTCTCTGCAAGTTCATTTAATTTTTCCCAGTAAGATTTTCCAGACAAAGACTGTTGTGTAAAAATAGTTTTATGTGGAGTAACATTTGGTTTTAGTTTTGCTTTTTTAGCAATTTCAATTGCTATTTGAGGAGCCGTTTTGTTAGTCCAAATTTTAAGATCAGTTTCTTTTAGAGGATAAGATGCACCCACACATTGAATTTTTGTTTCTTGATAATCTTGATACTTAATTGGTAAAGATACGGTAGTGGCATAGCCCACAAAACTTCCAGAAACTTTATCATTTTTCCAAGTAAACTGAATTGGAGTTCCAGTTTTTACTGCTTTAAGAATAAAAGGAGTTAATAACGTATACGTTAATTCAAGAATATCGTGCTTACCCATCTCTTGATGAAGAACAACCTGATTAGGTTGAGCCTTAAGAGATGGAAAATCAGGATAAGAAACTTCGTAATAACTACTAAGTCTGTGTTGAGTTCCTGGACTACGCACTTGGGATCCTTAATTGAGTTCCTGGAGTAATTTCTTGCGGATTTATAATCTCTGGATTAACATCTAAAATTCTCCACCACAAAGCGGGACTTCCTAAAAATTTTGTAGCAAGTAAATCTAAACGGTCAGTTTCAACCCACTCATATATAAAGTATCCTACATAAGAAGTTGGGTAATTTCTAAAAACTGTTAGATGGTATTCCTGTTTACCTGCATGCCAAGCCTTAAATAGAGTGCCATCAACATACCTGCTATCTAAAAAAATCATCGGTTATCCTCTGGTTTCAATCCCACGTCATTGTATCTTCCACAAGATAGGGATACTTGAGAAAGAACAGGAACCATTCTGTCATTAAAAATAGTATGACTAACGTTTATTCCATTTAATCTAACTAAATATCTTAATCCATCTCCTAAAAATAACTCTATTTGAGATCCAATTAGAAATCCCCAGTCAGCACTCTTACCATTTAAAATAGTTTGATGTATAGCATTGGGTCCGTTTATAACTCTAAACAAATATTCAAGATCGTACATAGTTCCTTTTTTATAAATTGTTTTTAAATCTTCAACTCTACTAAGGGTATTAACTCCTGAATAAGGATTATCTTCTCCTGGTGCTAATCCATTTTCATCTAAGAAATCCATATCTCCAATTCTGTTTAACAATAAAGTAAAGTCAATAGTAGACAATCCCACACCACTTATAGGAGCAAGGTTTCCTGCAGCACCACTTCGTATTACGTTTGGGTCTACACCCTCTAACATTCCCCAACCCATGTTTACTTCAGTTGGGTTATATAAAAATTTAAAACCATACATTGTTGAATCTTCTTTATATATTCCAGTCTTAAATTTCCAAGCAGCGCTGTTTGTAAGATTAAGTGGCATTTGTATAGTTCCTTTTGCGACAGATTCGCCAAACATATTTCTAGCATCTGTGTAATTTCCAGCGCTAGTAACACCTCTTGTAGTG